GTCGATGACGTGGGCGGCGGTGAGATCCTTGGGCCGGGTGCCCGGGCTGTAACGCACGAAGAACAGGTCGGTCGGAACCTCGCCGGTCTGCATGCCGGCGCGGATCGCCAAGCCGTGCACCGGCTCGTGTTTGGCCCACAGCGCGATGCCGGTATCGAAGGTCGAATCGACGCCGAACTGGCCGTTGGGTACATCCGTCTGCACACGCAGCCGGATGCGGGCCTTGAGCTCGCCGGCGCCGATCATCGGACCACCAGCAGGCGGTAGGGATCGATCAGGCCGGACAGCGCCGGGTTGGCAGCCAGCGGCCGGTCGCCTTCCTGGAAGGCCTCGCGGTTCTGGTAGGCCGCCGCCGCATGCAGCGCGATCCACATGCGCAACGCCTGCGGCACGTCGGCGGCGGCGGGGCCGTAGCCGGCGCTGTAGCGCACGCGGATGGCGTTGGCGGTTTCGAGCGCCGCGGGCCAGTCGGTGCCGTAGGCGGGCAGCAGCCAGCCGGGCTCGCTGTCCTTGTCGAGGGCATAGGCGCTGCCGTCGAGCGTGATCTCGACGCCGCTGGTAGTGATGTACTTGACGCTGTCGATCGCCAGCACGGGGGCGCGCAGCAGCTCGATGGCGCCGGCGGCGGGCCAGGCGTCGAGCACCGTCTCCCAGGTCTGGGTGATCAGGGCGCGGCCGGTGGCGGCCTCGCAGGCCATGCGCGCGGCGGGGATGCACAGGCCGGTGAGGATGGCATCGTCGTCGCTGCCATCGATGCGGCACCAGGTCTTGAGCGTGGCGGCATCGAGCGGCTCGGCGGCGGGCGCGGTGATGAGCTTGTGGGCCATCAGCGGGTGCTCCCCTGGGTATTGCGACGGCTGGGCAGGCTCGCCGACGTGCGGGCCGAGGCGACGGCGGTATGGCGGGTGGCCGCCTGGAGGACGGCGCGACCAGGCAGGTCGTGCGCGACGCGGCCGATGCCGTGCGTGACGACGACCGGCGCGGCGCCGCGATGACGGTAGAGCAGGAGGAAGATCATGGTCAGCGGTTCACCGCCATCGACAGCATCTGCGTCTGGCTGTTGGTGAGGTGGTAGAGGAAGTCGAGCTTGGTGCTGCCGTCGATGAAGGTGGCGATGGCGAGCTTCTGGCCGACCAGGGCGGTGCCCTGGGGAAAGCGCAGGTAGGCGCCGGCATCCAGGCGACGGTTGCGCACGTCGAAGCGCGCCATGCGCTGGGTGCCGTTGATGCAGAGGTGAATGAAGCGCCCGTCGAAGGTGGCGGGGGCGTAGGCGCCGCAGGTGCCGGTGGTGAAGGTCTGGCTCTTGTTGGCGTAGGCGATGTCGGCCGACCAGGCGCCGTTGGCGCCACCGGCGATGTCGAGCACGTCGATCGAGGCCGAGCCGCCGCCGCGGAAGTGATAGATGAAGCTGTGGCGGTGGTTTCCGGTGATGTCGCGTACCGGGCCGAAGCCCTGTTCGACGACGACGCCGGCGCCGCAGGCGCTGCCGGCCGCCGTGAAGGTGCTGGTGTCCCAGGTGTTGGCGGTGATGTTGTAGGTATAGACGCTGGTGGTGGCGGAGCTGCGCAGCAGGATCTTGTCGTCGTCGTTCTCGACCACGAACTTGGCGTTTGCCGAAGGTGTGACGCCGAAGGCGGCGACGGTGAACACGCCGGTGGCGCCGCCGGTGTGGCTGGCGATGCGCGAGCGCTGGCCGACCGCGGTAGGCGTGGTGGTGTCTTCGACGATCCGCACCTGGAAATTGCGGTACTCGTTGGCGGCGAGCGTGGCGGGCATGCCGGAGCCGGTGAGCGTGGTGGAGCTGGCGGCCGTGGCCTGGATGCAGTTCTTGGAGACGCCGCCGGTGTCGTAGGTGCCGCCGCCATTGATGAAGCCTTCATTGGGCTTGCGGTCGTTGCTGACGTAACTTTCGGACAAGGCGACAGCGTTGCTGTCGGTGCCGATGGTGGCCGGCAGGTTGGTGGTGGCCAGGTTGCCGCTGTAGCTGTTGGTGGCGACGTCGTAGTATTTCCAGCAGCCGGCAGCGAGCGTGCCGGCGCTGAGCATGAAGAGGCGGCCGGCGCGGATCTCGTAGCCGTCGTTGAGGTTCGGGGCGGCGGTGAAGGGAACGGCGGGATCGACGTAGATGGTCGGCGTGGTGCCGGCGGTGTTGGCGACGATGGTCCGCGTTTCGAGCTTGCCGGTGACATTGTTGAGGACGGTGATGCGGAAGCCGGTGCCGTCGCCGCGGTTGGCGAGCTGGTTGACGCCGACGGCGGCGGGCAGCGCGGTCGACAGGACGACGCTGGTGGTGGTGCCGCCGGCCGCCAGTGTGCCGCGCGGGCCCTGGCTGGGATGGAACACGGCGGTGGCGCCGGCGCCGAAGGTGCCGGCCAGGCCGGGCGTGGCGAGTGCGCGCCACTCGCCCGTGGTCGGGTCGTAGTAGTCGAGGGCCGAGGCGGAGCGCAGCAGGTAGAGGTAGGGGTTGCCGCTGATGTCGGTGTTGCGGTTGTCCCAGGCGAACGCCATGCCGGCGGCGCTGGCGGCGAGCGCGGGCGCTTCGGCGCGCCACTTCGGTACGTCGATGATGTCCTTGAAGCCGAGCGTGGTGGTCATGCGTTACTCCGAAAGCGTGAAGGACGCGGCAAAGGTCGCGTCGTCGAGGATGACCGGGCGGCCGCCGTTGGCGGGGACATACACGGCCCACTGGCCGGCCTCGCCGCAGTGTTCACCCTGCGCGGTGTTGAGGATGGTCGGGCCTTCGAGCTGGAAGGCCTGGCAGCTCGCGCCCTCGGTATCGATGTAGGTCTGCATCAGGCGATCCTCGGACGGATGCATTGGGCCCAGGCGGCGTCCATGAGGTCATAGACCGTGGAGTTGGCCGGGATGCCGCCGATCTGCGACATCGTGGTGAGCGTGCTGCAGGTGGTGACGGTGGTGACCGTCGTTACGGTGGTGACGGTGCCCAGCGTCTGCGCGCCGCCGGTAGCGTCGAGCACCACGCGCAGGCGGCCGCTGGCGGCGTCGATCTGCGGGCCGTCGCTGAGGTTCTCCAGGGCGCGCAGCACGCTGGCCCAGAAGTCGGTCGAGGCGCTGATGCTGCCGGTGACCGGGATGGCGCTCTGGTCGCTGGCGATGACGACCGGGCGGCTGGCGGCCATCGTCGCCTGTCCGACGCCGAACTTGCCGAGCAGGCGCTTGACCAGCGAGATCAGGCTGAAGCTGCCGCCATCGCTGCCGGCCGCGGCATCGGCCTGGTCGCCGAGATCCGCATTGAGTGCGGTGAGGGTGGCCTCGGTGGCGGCGCCGGAAGGCAGCGGGAGGGCGGCGGCGCTGACCGGCTGCGTGGCCGGGAAGTTGGCGACGCTGACGGTTTCGAGCGCGGCGAGGCTCGGCGCATCCAGGGCGACGGTGCCGGCGATGGCGCCGGTATTGACTGCCGTGGTCTTGCCGTCGAGCGCCTCGGCGGCGGACTGGATCGCAGCGGCCGCGGTGAGCAGGCTGTCGGCGACGCCCTTGAGCGCGGCGAGCGTGGTCTCCGTCGCGCGATCGGCCGGCGCGCCGGTGACCGGATCGGCCTCGGCCACCGCCGGCACCAGGCCGGCGGGCGTGCCGAATACCAGCGCGTCGCCGGTCGGGTTTTCGAGGGCTACGGTGCTCACGGGGTGCCCGTTGGGTCGTTACTCGGCCTTGAGTGCGTCGAGCTCGGCCTGCAGGGCCGGCTTGTCGGCATCCTTGGCGGCCGCGAGGCGGGCCTCGAGGTCGGCGATCGCGGCAGCTTTGTCGTTGCCCTTTCCGCCGCCCTTGGTCGGTGCCGCCCAGCCCTCTTCACGGGATACGCGAATCAGGTCCTCATCTTCCGTCTCGATGATGGCGCCCTTGGCGTAGTGCTCGATCCGCACGCCAGCGTGCGCCCACGAAAAGTCCTCTTTTGCCTTCAGTTGCATAGCGTTCTCCAGAAAAAAGACGGCCCCTTGCGGGGCCGGGTTGGTCCAGGGAGAACGGCCCCGCGAGGGGCCGTCCTGGGCGTAACGATCAGGTCGTGGAGATCTTCAGCAGCTTGATGGCCTGGCTGTTGCGGATCTTGCCGCCGACGCGCTTGCGCACGTAGAACTTGACGTAGCCCGGCGTGGTGATCTCATCGCGGGTGATGCGCACGCCGACGCGGTCGGCCACCAGGTAGCCTTCCTTGAAGTCGCCGAAGGCGATCGGGAACGCGTTAGCGGCGACGGCGGGCATGTCCTCGGCCTCGGTGACCGGGTAGCCGAGGAAGATGTCCGGCTGACCGACCACCAGCGAGGGCTGCCACAGGTACTGATTGGTGGTGTCCTTGTACTTGCGCAGGGACGCCAGAATCAGCTTGTTGGTGACCCACCGGGCATTGCGACGGTAGCGCGCACGCAGGGCATAGACCACGTCGTAGAAGGTGTCGAGGCTGGTCGGCAGGGCCGCCGCCTGGCCGCCGGCGATGTACTGCAGGGTGCCGAAGGCGCGGCTGGAATCGACGGTGGTCACCGGGGCGGGACCACCCAGGAAGCCGGTGGGCTTCTTGGTGCCGTTGCCGGAAACGAACGCGGCGCCCTCGCCGCCCGCCAGGGTCTCGGCGGCGCTGTCGATCAGCCACTGCTCGACATTGAAGAAGAGATCATCGAGCGATTCTTCGGAAGCCTGCGGTTTGGCCGAGGCCATGCCGAAGGTAGGCGCCACTTCCGCCAGGTCGGGGGTGTTGGTCTGGTTGCGGGTGTCGGTTTCACCGATCCACTCGAAGCCGGCACCGTTGATGTCGAACAGCTCCTTGTAGTCGGAGGTGCCGACCTGGCGCACGGTGGAGATGGCGCGGAGCGGCGAGATGTCGATCGACAGGCGGGCGATCTCGCGCTCGATCTGCTCGGGCAGGGCGTAGCCGCCGGACGAACCGGTGGAGGTGACCACGGCCGCAGCACGCTCTTCACGGTAACCGGGGCGCTGCGCCTCGATTTCGGTGCGCTTGGCGTCGAGCTTCTTTCCGGCATCGTGCACGCGGCTCTTTGCTTCGGGATTGTTCGGCGCGCGCAGCCAGTCGATGAAGGCGTGACGGTATTCGGCGGCCTCGGCCAGCTCGCCTTCTTCGCGACGATCGGCACCGGCACCGGGACGCGCCAGCTTGGTCTCGACGCGCTCGAGCTTGGTCTTCATTTCCTGCAGGCTGTCGAG